CTATGATAATGATAGCACCTTTGCTATGATACTGATAGCACCTTTGCTATGATACTGATAGCACCTTTGCTATGATAATGATAGCACCTTTGCTATGATACTGATAGCACCTTTGCTATGATACTGATAGCACCTTTGCTATGATATTTGTAGCAATGACGTATAGGGTATTGCTATCAAAACGATAGCAGGGGCCCCTCTGCCCCCTTCGCCATGCGTTGGCATTTTTCAAACTTTTGGTAACACTGTGCATTTCTGTCACAGCACGCCCGCCCACAACAACGCTCCGAGGGGCCTGCGGCCCCTCGTCGCCGGTTGAGGTGTCCGGCGAATACCTAATCTCAGGTGTCCGGCGAATCCCTAGCCCTACGGCGAATACCTAATCTCAGGTGTCCGGCGAACCCCTAACCCTACGGCGAACCCCTAACCCTACGGCGAACCCTAGCCTGCCACCGACCCGACCACCCACCTACACACAGACAGCCAACTTCCCTATAATCAAAAACCATGAGCCCGAACGAAATCCAAGCCTTGCTCGCGGCCTTGAACGAGCAGCAAGAGGCGCATCTAAAGAAGGTGGAAGCCTTATTCGCTACCGCGTTCCCTGACGGCGATCCGGCGACACATAAGGCGTATCATGAGGCGCAGATAGCGTACATGAAAGAGCGGGCAGCTCTGTGGAAAGACATAAGGACCAAGACCGCAGGGGCCTTGGTCTGGTTTCTTCTAGTAGCACTTGGAGCAGCAGTATGGGACAGCCTAAAAGCGGCTTTATCGCGGCATTAAGCCAAAAAGCAGCTTGGCACGTAGTGCCAGTGCTGGCAGCACTTGCGGCTTTGGCTCTCGTAAAAGAGCTAGACACAAGGTACTACCCAGTGGTAGACGTGCCGTCTACCCACTTGGAGGGCACCTCAACCTACTACACCTTGTCAGGCACGCTTGATAAGCACCGAGATTGCCGGTTTATAGAGCTTGTAGCTTACGTAAACGGACAACAAGCCCCCATTCAGTTCCTAGATGCCAAGGTGCCATACAGTCGCGTAGTGGGGCTGCAGACCTTCGGACCTTGGGAAATCGACACTACGCCGGCATCTGGAGACCTGATTTCCGTCACTGTCAGGCACTCCTGCCACAGCTTGTGGGAACACACTCGCCAAATCATCGCGCTTAGGGCCCCTTGAGTCTGTGCCGAAGCACACTCGCCAAATCATCGCGCTTAGGGCCCCTTGAGCCTGTGCCGACCTAGCCCTCTGTACCGCCCTGAACAAGCCGAAACTTGCTCACAAGTGGAACAACACCTGGCGCTACGTAAGCAACTCCAGTCCGTAGACGAGCGGCAATGAAAGCGTAGAGCAGCGAGTGGTGCCAGTGGTCAATACCCTGGGTCTTTTCCCACTTGTAGACGATACCGCCATGCTTATCAAACTTCTGGACCCGCTTCATATCCAGAAGGTGCTGCATGTACTCCGTATCTACACTACCCAAGAGCAGGCGCCCAGCCTTGATCTCCCACATCAGCTCGTCCAGCGCTACATCCCGGTTAATCTGGACCGCCCGGATGTTCAGCTTGCCCTCCTCGGGCTCCGCCTCTTGCTGCTTGACTGTGTAAAGCTCAGATGACGCACGACTTACATACAGCGCCCCATAAGCGTTAGGGTCCGCACCTACGACGCGAGTGATGATGTCGGTGTATGGAAAGGCATCATGTACACTTGAAATCACGCGCCACTTGGCACACAACTCCCGACGCTTGGACTCAAACTCCGTGTAGTTGCACCGCTGACGATCTACAACAAGAAACTTGCCGTCCACGAACCTGCCAATAGTGATCCAACAGGTGATGCCCATGTCAGCGCCCAAGAAGTGCATGTCTGACGAGTACAGGTCTCCTGGAACCCTTGCGGCTTCCACATCCGCCGCCGTAAGCACTTCCGCAGAGTCTTCCGCAGTCAGCCCCAGTGCCTGATTACAGAACTCAGACCACTTGTTAAAGTCGGTTGACGCCTTGACAAGGTACGATGGTGTGATAACGGCAGGGGCGCAGAACGGCGACACATAATAAGCGGTCGTCGAATACGCATCCATGTTGTTTTCCACTACCCACTCTCGGTGCTCAACGTCAGAAGACGGAACAAGGCCGCAGCTTGGGCACAGCAACTTGGCTTCTTGCCACCGAATATCTTTCAAGTTGTAGCGGTTGATCTCCCGCTTGGGCTTGTCCCACCCAGGAATTACAACATCGTTCTCGTACGAAGGCAAAAAGCTGTGATTACAGTGCGAGCAGGTCCAGACCTGACGCTTGCGCTTGGCCGTCTTGCACTCCAAGTCGATGCCGTAACCGGCGACGGTAGGGGTGGAAAACAGGCGGCGAACCTTGGTAGGCTTGTGTTGCAGGCGCGAAACATAAGCTGAGACGTTACCTACGTCAGAGCGGTCGAGTTCGTCGTGAATCAAGATGTCTGCCGGGACCGAAAGGCCGGCTGTTTCAGAGATTGTGCCTCTGATGTACATAAACGTATCTGCGTTAAACTGTTTCAATTCCGTAGAGTCAATTGTTTTACTAAGCGCCCGCGTAATTTCAGGGGACGAGGCAATTACAGGAGCTAGTCGAGCTTTTGTAAAGTTGTTACTGTCCGTCGAGCTAGGAAAGGTCCAGATAACCGTAAAGTTACGCTGAGTACAGCAAACGGCTAGAGCCCAACGGGCGAAGATTTCCGATAAGCCAGTCTGGGCCGCTTTATTAACCAAGACGGTAGAAGAGTTATCAGAAATGATGTCGTTCTGGTACTCATGATGCTTGAAGTTGAACTTCTTGCCATCGATATAGGTATTGTCACAAATCCACGGCCCCAGATTAAAAAGGTTGTAGCGCTGGGACAGGTCGTCTTGAAGTCGCTGAAAGTGCTCTTTAAACATCAAATTCCCAGTCGCGTCTTGTACGCAGTCATGAATGCCGCCTCCAACTCGGGGAATTCTCGCAAGGTGTCAGCCAAGACGGCTTCCAGAGCCTTGAGCCTTTCGGCGTCGTATAGCTCAGTTTGCGTCTTGATGATCGCACTAAGAATCGACGAAATTGAGTTCAGCGTCTGGGCTTTTTGGTTCAGCGGAGTTGTTTCGTCATGCTCGGCTGCTTCAAAAAGGCGCTTGGCCGCTTGGTATTGCCGCAGTAGCTCGTGCTCGACATTCAGCTCCGAGAGCTTGTGAACTTGGGCGGAATATGTGGGTGGGGCGGCTCGCGCCCTTGGGATTTCTTCAAAACGTGCATCAAGGTCCATGCCAAAATCATACACTGTTGCAGATTCGTTCACAAGTCGGTAGACTAGCGGTCCATGCAACTTACTCCTTCTTCCGGGCGAATCACGAAACTTACCCGCATCAAGCCAGAAGATGTCGAGGCTTATCTGGATAGGCGCATCACGTCAGCAGAACTTGCAGGGCGAACGGGCATGAATGCCTCATACCTGCGTCGAGCCATTCAACGTGAGCCGGTAATACCCAAGGAGCCTCCCAGGCGGGCGAAGCAGAGCTTGATTGCAGCGCGAAAGGCGTATCGCGCTACGTTAGCGCACCTTGAAGTGGCAGAGATCGCCAAGTTGGCCTACGTAAGTCTGCGTACGGCGAGGCGGATTAAAGCTAGGGCGGCTAAACTTGCGCCGGAGGCGCAATCGCATGAAACTTCCTGACTTCATCTCTTCTTTTTTCGCTGGCACACCCACGCTGCCTGCTGCGCCTTTGCCCAAGGCGCCTAACAAGGCACAAGCGCTTCCGAGCTTCAAAACTCAGATTGCAAAGGCGACGACGGCGATTTCCAAGCCGGATCGCAGGCTCGCCAATACAAGCCTGCTCGATTACCGCCTTGGTACGACGACCCAGGCGACGATTCGTGATCTTGCAGCAGGTTCACCAGACCTAGCTGCTACGTTGTCGTCGTACCTGCGCACCGGCATCCCAGAGGCTTACTCTGTCGTAGCGCGTGATCTGGATGGTGAGATTAACGAGGAAGCTACGAAGATCGCAGCCGAAGTGTTGCGTCGCGTGACGTTCCTGGGCGACGCCTCCCTTGGCTACAACCCAGTCACGGACCTGCAGTCCCTGTCTGAGAGCCTTGCCAAGGAGCTGCTGCTCTATGGAAGCATGGCACTTGAGCTTGCACTAGATAAGCAGCGACTTCCCTTGTACCTGAACCCTGTTTCTGTAACAAAGATCAAGTACGTTGAAGAAGATGGAGGGGTCTACCCTGTACAGGAGATTGGAGGAGAGCAAGTTAAGCTTGACATTCCGACATTCTTCATCCTGAGCCTGGATCAGGACTTGCTGACGCCGTACAGCAGCTCGTACTTTGAGCCTGCGATTCAGTCCGTACTTGCTGACGCGCAGTTCCTTGACGACCTGCGCAAATCCATGCAGCGCGTGATTCAGCCTCGCCTTACCGCGACGATTGTCGAGGAGAAGGTGAAAAAGTCAGTACCGCCTGAGATTTTGAACGATCCGGAGAAGTTGGCGGCGTTCTATACGAACCTGATTACAAGCATCCAAGATTTGCTGACCGGACTTGCTACGGATGAGGCACTTGTGAGCTTCGACTCGGTAGAGTTCAGCATGCTGACTTCGGAGGTGTCAGGTCAATCAGTGGCGGACACCTTGAAGTCGGTGCAGAACCTGATCGAGTCCAAGTTGTCAGCCGGCTCCAAGTCGATGCCTGCCATCCTTGGTCGAGATTCTGGAGCTGGCAGTTCCACCGTAGGGTCAATGCTGTTTTTGAAGAACGCAGACATCCTGCGTCGGAAACTGAATACGATCTACAGCCGCGCCTTGACACAAGCTGTGCGGCTTATGGGGCAGGATTGCTACGTAGAGTTCCGCTACGCAGACCTCGACTTGCGCCCCCAAGCAGAGCTTGAGGCTTACCGGTCCATGCAGCAATCTCGCACCTTGGACTTGCTGTCCTTGGGCATGATTACGGATGCCGAGGCTTGTGTACAACTGACTGGCAACTTGCCCCCGGCAGGCTACACGCCCAAGAGCGGGACAATGTTCCGTTCTGGTACTTCTACAGTGTCGAATCCCGATAGCCAGACCTCTACAATGAAGGGTCTGGAACCTTCAACCCCAGACCAGCCCAAGGGGCCGGCGAAATCATAAGGACTTATCATGGCTGTCAACACTCAAATGGCGGACGCTAGCGTCAACGCGCAAGCTGACGCTCTTAGCGATTTGCTGGATAACGGCTACCTGCGCATCTACGATGGTACGCAACCTGCTACTGCAGATACGGCCATTACTTCCCAAGTTCTGCTGGCTGAGCTTCGGTTTAACGCTACGGCTTCTCCTGCTGCAGTAAGCGGCTTGCTGACGTTTAGCGCCTTTACGCCTGATTCGAGTGCAAACGCTACAGGTACTGCGACCTGGTTCCGCTGCTTGAGGTCTGACGGCTCCACCGTTGTGATGGACGGTAGTGTTGGCACCTCGGCCGCAAACCTGATTATGGCGACGACTTCGATTGTTTCCGGTGTGCAGGTCAGCGTGACCAGCTTTACTCACGACGTGCGTAACGCTACTAGCGGCTACTAATGGCTCGATTTGCTGACAGGGTTAAGGACACGACGACCAGTACCGGAACAGGGTCTATAACCCTGGCCGGTACTGCTCCTAGTGGCTACCGCACTTTTGCTTCTGCTTTTGGATCTTCTAGCGTTGTGGTGCATTACTGCATAGCCGGAGGTTCTGAGTGGGAAGTGGGTGTGGGGACTTTTGACGGCACAACTGGTTTAACGCGTGAAAAGGTTGACTCCAGCAGCAATAGTGGCGCCTTGGTGAGCTTTAGCGCAGGTACGAAGGACGTGTTTTGCACAGCTTCTGCTGACAGCCTAGCAGGCTCCCACCTTGGCCGCCAAGTAGCAGTTGCCCGTGTGGGCTTTTTGAATTGAGGTAACTATGCCAGCAAATATTGATCCGATCTTTAGCCGTCAAGGGGATGTGACAGAGGACGGCACAACAGGCATGGGTGCCCTAATCACAGCGGCTGCCAATGACTATACTGGTGCGGGTGCAAATAACGTTTTGGCATTTACTGCTGACGCTACTAATGGTGGCTATATTCAGCGGCTTCGGTTCAAGGCTGGCGGAACTAACGTAGCGACGGTGATGCGGATATTCCTTAATAACGGCAGCGCAAACACCACAGCAGCTAACAACGTCTTTTTTGGCGAAATCGCTTTGCCTGTTACGACTGCGAGCGCAACTGCAGGGACCCCGGATGTGGACTACCCTATGAACATTGCGCTGCCTCCCGGATTCCGCGTCTATGTGGGCCTTGGTACAGCGGTAGCTGCTGGCTGGGTTGTTACTCCTGTCGCTGGAAAATACTGATATGCACTACTTTCTTATTCGTGCAGGCGGTGTAGACCTGTTGCAAGAAGTCCACGAAGGCATAGTGCTGCGTCACTGCGACCTTGACGGCAACACAGTTGAGGCACCGCAAGGTGCCTTTGTTGTAGGGGACTACCCGGCGCCCTTGTGGGCTGCGGCTATTCCTGCACCAACCAGCGCGCCCGTTGTGCAGGTTCGCCACATTACAAAGTTGGCTTTTCGTAACCGCTTTTCTCAGGCTGAGAAGGTGGCTATTGAGATCGCCTCCCTTGACGTGCCTAGTGCCCCCATGCAGCAGCGGGCTATGGCAGCGGCTTTGCGGGCAAATCAAGCTGATGTGCAGGCATCGAAATTTATCGACCTTGATAGGGCAGATACTAGAGCGGGTGTGCAGCAGCTTGAAGCTGTAGGCTTGATTGCGCCAGGCCGTGCTGCTGCGATTTTGGATTCTCCTGTACAGGCTAGCGAGACCCATACCGATGCTTGATCTTAACCACTTGCCTTCTGCTGCCGATGTTCTAGTTCTGCCCGTGACCAAAGGTGCTGCTGGGCAGTCCTTGACAACGTGGCAGAAGCGCCGCTCTACTCAATGGGTGTGGGTGTTTGCACTTGGAACTGGCGGTAACGGTGGTAACGGGGCTGGTGGAGCTAGCGGGTATGCCAGTGGTGCTGGTGGTGGTTCTGGTGGCCAAACTTGTGTCCTTGTGAATGCTTCGATGATTCCAGACCTCCTGTACTTGACGCAGGCGACGAGTACAGGCAGCGCTCTGGTTACATTCGATGCAGCGCAGTCTACGCAGGGTATTTTAGCCAGAGCTGACGCCGGCGGTAACGGTGGTAACGCTACTACAACAACTGGTGGAACTGCCGGTACTGCTGGTGCCGCAGCAACTATTGCCACAATGCCACGGGCTGGTGGCGGTTTCTACACGCTTTTTGCCGGACAAGCCGGTGCTGCTGGCTCTTCTGCATCGGCGAACTCTATAACATATCCAACAACGGGTATAATTGTTTCAGGAGGCGCAAGCGGTGGTGGTAGCTTTACTTCCTCTGGCTACACTGGCGGAGCTGTTGCATACGTACAGACACAGCAGCTTTCAGCTGCATACTCTAACCCAGGTGGTACGCCATCCGCTAAACAGGGTAACGATGGCTGCTCTTTTGGCCCCGGACGTGTTTACTGCGGTGGCTCTGGCGGTGCTGGTGGAGATAGCGGAAATAACGTTGGTGGCAACGGGGGAAACTGCTTAAGTGCCTATGGTTGCGGAGGTGGTGGTGGTGGGGGTGGTATCACTGCTGGTGGCACTGGTGGCATTGGCGGCTCTGGGCTAATTATTATCGCACAATGGTGATCTATGCAGTTTTCTCACATCCCGGCGAGTGCTGACGTTACGTGGCAGTTGTGCCCTCAAGTATATACCCCCACGCTAACATATAACTGGAATACTTGGAAGAAAAACCCTAATTCTTCATTTGTTTATATACTTTGTATTGGGTCCGGGGCTAGCGGCTCTAATGGGGTTAACACAACGGTAGGTGGTGGTGGGGGCGGTTCAGGTGGTCAAACACAAGTAATGATCCCTGCATTTTTAGTCCCTGAGGTATTATATTATACAGTGTCAGCGCCATCGACAGGGTTAGCCACTGGAGGTAGGGTAATCGTTTCAGATTTACCATTTGTAACTACGTTAGTTGGTGCCTGTGTATACGCATATGCCGAAGGTGGTAATAGATCGGATCTATTGGCCACTGGTGGTACTGCCGGGGTTGTTGCTACCGCCGCCAACATGCAGGCGGGGGTGGCTGGCATTGTTAGGTTACTAGCCGGACAAGCTGGTACTGCTGGTGGTAACGCTGACGCTGGTACTGCTTTAACCTACCCAACAACAGGTTTACTTGTTACGGGCGGTGCTGGCGGTGGGGGTACAGCTTCGACCGGTGGCAGTATCACGGCTTCTGCCCCTAGGCCACTGATTTCTGGCTCTGCGACAACAGGTGTACCTGGTGGTAACGGGGTAAACTATGTTCTCGGTGCCTTCCTGCCTTCTGGTGGGGCTGGTGGTAGAGGCGGCAGCACTTGGAATGTGGGCTCTGCTGGCGGCAGTGGTGGTACCGGTTGCGGCGGCGGCGGAGGTGGAAGTGGCACACCGGTGGGTGCAGGCGGGAAAGGTGGGCCAGGGTTGATTATGATCGCACAGTGGTGACTTAAATGCTTGGCTTTAACCCGATTTCAGCAAATGCGATTGCTGCACTTGAGGAATCGGGTGCAGTTGAACCTGTTGGTACGGGCTCGACAGCGCAGAGTCAAAGCGTTGCGGCTGTAGCAACGCTTGAGATTTCGGCCTCTGGCTCGACTTCTCAAGTACAAGGTAGCGTAGCTGCTGTTTCTCAGCAACACGCCGTTGCTGCCTCAACCGGACAGGCTCAAAGCACTTCTGGGGCAGCAGGCACGGCTTACACGGCTGCAGGCAGCACAGCGCAAGGTCAAGGGGCGGCTGCTGCGGCTAGTATGCTGCTGTCTGCATCTGGCAGCACAGCGCAGACCCAAGCGTCGGCTGCTGTGTTGCAACTTTCGCTGAGTGCTGCAGTTACCGCAGCGCAGGCGCAGTCAGCTTCTGGCTCTGTTACGGCTGCAGTTGAGTCTGTCGGTGCAACAGGCCAGGCACAGCGCTCTGACGCGCAAGCCTCGCAAATCCTTGCGGCATCCGCCTCTACTGGGCAGGTTCAAGGTAGCGCAGCCACCGGGGAAGTATATGTAGTTATCGGTGAGACAGCGCAGGCTCAAAGTTCTAGCGCTGCTGCCTTTACCTCTATCGCAGCAGTAGGTGCTACTGCACAGGCGCAGGGCTCTGCAGTTACAGCCGAAGCCGCTTATGTTGGAGCTGCAACGACAGGGCAAGCCCAGTCTGCTCAAGCTGCGGCGATTCAGAACCTTGAGACCGTCGTCTCTACTGCCCAAGCCCAGAGTTCTGACGCGCAGGGCAGTGTCGCTGCGGTTATCGGTCAGACAGCGCAGACGCAAGGTTCGCAGGCTGCAGGCCAAATTACACTTGACCTAGACGTTTCGACGTTACAGGCTCAGACTGCTGCAGCCGTTGGTGCAGTCGTCATAGTTGCTGTTGCATCTACAGGGCAAGCTCAAGGTGCTGCAGGCCAGGCAGGTATAGCTTTTGCTTTGGCCGGTGGCACCTCTCAGGTGCAGTCTTCGTCGGCTGAGGCGGCTCAACTAGCCTCCGGTGCAGTAATCACTAGCCAAGTTCAGGTAGGCGCTGCTCAGGCTGTGCAGGTTATTTCCTGTACAGGCTCGACAGCTCAAGCTCAAGCAAGCAGCGCGCAAGCAGCGCTCACCGTTAGTGCCTCTGTTCAGACTGAGCAGGCTCAGTCTGTAGCTGTCGTCTCTACCCTCACAGTAACTGCGACAGGGAGCGCACAGCAGGTTCAGGCAGGCAGCTCAACAGCAACCTTGACCGTGCTTGGCGCTGCTGGCACTGCACAAGCGCAGAAGGCCCTAGGGGTTGACTTAGGTGTGGTGCACTCTTTGCAGCGAATTCTTGCTGCTCGTCGTCGCCGATATACGGCCACAAGGGTTGCACCTGTTGCCTATATCAGCGCTTCGGGGCGTGACTACACCTTGACACGGCGACTGTATAGGGGCACACTTAGCGCCAGTAAACGCAGGTACAATACCACACCATGACGGACTACCCGGTAAACCAGACATTCGATCCGAAGGACCCGGAGGAGATTATCCCCCTGTCCTTTGACTTTACACAGTTGGGGTCGGGGTTTTCTTCTCCTGTGGTGACGATCACACATTTGAGCGGGGTAGCCGATGCGGACCCCGATGCGATGAGGCTTGGTAGTCCTACGATCACAGGCGACGTAGCCCTGATTGCTATCCAAGGTGGGATAGCCGACGCGGACTACCTAGTTCGGTGCTCTGCCATGCAGGGCGCTTTGAAGTACGTGATTTCTGGCGTGCTGCCCGTGCGTACTGCCGTGGGGCGGTACAGCCAAAGCGAAATTTTGGATTGAGGTGAATCATGATTATCGATACCCTCTGGTGCGGCAACCAAGCGTCTTTCGACGCGGTGTTGGCTGCACAAGAAAAAGCCACAGCTTTTATGGCCGCGAAGGAAAAAGATGTCACGCTGGATGACCTTCTGCCTCCGCTTTACAAACGTGAAGGTAGCGTGGGAGTCGTTAACATCCACGGCCCTCTTGTTAGCGGCGACGCCGGTTTTATGCGGCTATTTGGTGTTACTGGTTACGACAACGTGCGTGAGGCACTTGTTAAAGCGGTAGCCGATAAGGACGCCAAGTCAATCATGCTGTCCATCGACAGCCCTGGCGGAGCTGTTAACGGTGTTACCGATGCTGCTCGCTTTATCCAGGCAGTCGGGCGTATCAAGCCGGTGTCGGCTTACGCTGACACGATGGCAAGCGCCGCTTACTGGCTTGGCTCCGGTGCCGCTCACGTTACTGCGAGCGACACCGGCATGATCGGGTCTATCGGCATCCTGTCTGTGCATCGTGAAGCTAGCAAAATGCACGAGAAAGAGGGTATTACTACTACAGTTATGCGTGCTGGAGAGTTTAAGGCCCTTGCTAACCCGTATGAGCCTCTGTCTGATACCGCCAAAGAGACGACTCAAGCGCGGCTTGAGTACGCTTACGGCTTGTTTGCTGACACAGTGGCCGAGAATCGTGGAACAACCCGTGCGGCGTTGGACGCCAAGGCAGGCCGTGGCCGCGAATTCATGGGTGCGCAAGCCCTTGATGCTGGTCTTGTGGACAAAATCGGCACTTATGAGCAGGCCCTTGCATACGCAGCAAGCCAAACTAGCGCCAATCGTGGAGCTAGTGTTACCAAACCTGTTGCACATGCGTCGATTTCTGATAACAATGTCGCAACTGAAGCACAAGGACCTGACGTGAAACCTACCTTGACCCCCGAACAACTGGCTGCTATCGAGGCAGGTATCGCCGCCTCCGCTGAGCCGGAAACCGAAACTGAGGCCGAGTCCGCAGCAGAACCTGCGGTTGCTGCACTGGCTGCAGCTACTGAGAAAGTGACAGCCCTTGAGGCTCAGCTTTCCGAAGCGACTACGGCACTTGAGGCGAGTAAGCAAGCGGCTATCGACGCTGGCGAAACAATCAAGGCTTTCGCCGCTATCGTGTCCGCTTCTACTAAGGGCATGCTGGTCGCACTTGGTAGCTCGACTGCCGATCTGGATGCGCTGTCGGCTACAGCTCTGCTCGCCAAGCATGCAGAAACTTCTGCAACTTTCAAAGCAAAGTTTAAGGCGGGTGGCGTTGCAGCGACCTCCGCTACTACCGAGGAACCGGCGAAGCCTGCCAAGACGGCGGCTGTGCTGAATCCTCTGTTCGCTGCTCGTGTTCAACTTGTCACCAACGCCAAATAAGGAGCCCCGAAAATGGCACGTCAACATTACATTACACCGACCGGTGTGCAACCTGACGCGATGACCGTGCGCCTTGGCGCAGGGAACTCCACGTCGGACAACTACTCGTCTACCGAGAACGGCAAATTCGTCAAGCTGGTGGGCGAGTCCCGCTATGCGCTGGCTGCTGCTGGCGACGAAATCGAAGCTATTGTTAGCTCGGTCGAACTGGCTACCCAAGGTGGCTACTCGATTGGTGGCATCGTGACTGAAGGCACGATCTTTGCTACCGCTGACGGTCTGCAAGCTACTCCCGGCACCGGCACCATCGCTGTTGGCGATTACGTGTTGGTCGGTACGGTGGTTGCAAAAGATACTGCCCTGTCTGGCTACCCGAAGGTGGTCAAGGCTACGACTCAGGCCAGCGCGAAGGCTACGCCGTTCGCATGGCGCGTCGAAAGCCTTGGCACAGTCGGCACGGGCGCTGTGGGTACCACGATTGTGATTCGTCACGTCGCCTAATCAACGCCATAACTGAAGGAGTTACATAACATGGCTTTCTATCAAGACAAGAATGGCGTTGTCCAGCATGTGGATTCCGCTATCACCCCGGAACTGTACCGCGAAGCAGTCGAAGCTAACGTCACCGTTGCTCAACTGCTGAACCGCAAGTTCTCGGACGCCGACACGTCTGTCGGTACCGCTGCCGCGCAAATTTACGCTTCTGAAGGTCTGACCCTGACCGGCAAGAACCCGTTTGGCCTGCGTAGCGTGACGACTGCGGAAGTTCTGGACGGCAAGTCTGGCTTCCAGGCTGCCGGTAACGTCAAGGACAACGGCTCGCCTTTCGGTACCGCGTCTCGTACCTTGTTCCCGGCTGCGCTGGTGGACATGATCGAAGCTACGGTTGCCAAGGACTACACGACTGACAGCGTGACGTTCGACCAGATGGTGGCTCAGGAAGTTGCCATCCCGAATGAGGCTTTCGAGCAGCCGGTTATCGACTACGCGACCACTGGTGGTCCTGAGCAAGCCAAGGCTCAGCGTGTCGCTCAGTTCGCGCTGCCGCCTACGGTGATGCGTTTCGGAACGAGCCAGCGTATCAAGAAACTGCCAACTTTTGGTATGATGCTGGAGTTCTCTCAACAAGCCCTCCGCGCTACGACCTTGGACATGGTGGCGATGACGGTTAACCGCTATCTGCAAGTTGAAAAAGACCAGCGCGTGTACCAGTACATCAGCGACCTGTTCAACGGCAACGGCGACCTGATTACTGGTGCTGTGTCGGCGGTGACGACTACCTCGCTGGACTCTGCCGCTACTGGCGGCGTCGTGACGCACAAGTCGTGGGTCAAGTTCCTGGCTCGCAGCCGCAAGTACCGCAAGATCACCCATGTGATGGGTGACATCGACACGTACCTGAAGGTCGAAGGTCGTACCGGTCGTCCGGGCTCGAACAACTACGATCCGACCTTGGCTCGTATCGACCCGCAGGCGATGGCGATGAACGTGGGCTTCGGCAACGATGTCAAGTGGTTCATCGTGGATTCGGCTGCTGATGGTGGTCCGGTTCCTGCCAACACCGTGTACGCTATCGACGCCACGCAAGCTATCGCCCGTGTGTCGAACACTGGCGCGAACTACAGCGCGGCTGAGACCTTCGCCCTGCGTCGCTCTGAGACGATGGTGATGCACTGGTCTGAGGAAGTCTACCGTATCTTCGGTGACACCGACCTCAAGCCGTTCGACGTGCTGACCATCGCCTAATTGGGCAAAATAGAGAAAGGCCCTGTTCGCAGGGCCTTTCTTTTTGGAGTTACCCTATGAAAATCGTTCACACAGACGGCAAGTGGTTTGTCAACACGGCCCAGTTTTCTTTTACAGACGGCGACTCTGGTGTCACGTTTGAACCGGGTGTGCCCACTTGCGCACGCGAAACAGGCTGGATCAAGGGGCAGAGTCTGATTAAAGAGGTTCCTAGCCCGCTGAAGCCGGCTGAGAAAGTAGCGAAGAAGTAAGCTGTCCACCTAAGCCTCGTCTTAACCTCCTACAATCTGAATATGCCTGCCAACTCCCTGACCCAATTTACGTCTTACGACGAAATTCGTGCTGTACTTGGTGTCGCACAGGAGGAGTTGGAAGACTTCACGCTGGCGTTGCCGATTCACCTTCGGCAACTGCAGTTTGAGCTGTCAGATTTTTCTGACACACTTGAGTCTACCTACCTCTCCATCGCAGCTAGCTCGTCACGCACGAGTGCGCAGCAAAACCTCTACGACGTGATACAGGTATTCGCCCCGTATTCAGTAGCAAAATCCCTTCTCACAAGCGTGCCACTGTTTGCTCCGCGTCGTATCACGGACGGGCGGGCTGACGTGGAGAGGGTGGTAGACCCATTTATGGACGTTCGTGAGGGTGTAGACGCAGCTTACGCCGCCCTGCGTGAACGTCTGCGGGCGGCTATGTCGGCGGTCAGTTTGACCCCTACGTCAGCAACCAACTTGTTTTCTTACGCAGGTACCGCAGGCTTATCTGTGAATCCTGTTACGAATACGTAACATGCGCCTTCTTAACGCCAGCCGCTATTTTGATGACGTCTTAATGCGGGACGCCTATACGAACGCACCTCTGTTCAAGGGGCAGGCGGCAGCGTACATCGACTCTCAGGTGGATGGTACCATCTCTCGTCGCCGAGTTATCTCCCTTGCGCCTAATCTGACTCCACCTGCGCGAAAAGTAGTTAAGTACAACCGAGAGGTATGGATGCTTGGTGACGGAGTGAAGGACTCCTTACAGGGAGTGGAACTACGTGTCAGCTACGCTGCCAAAAAGTGTGACACGACGTTCTTGATCCAAACTCCTGGTAACGCTTGTCTCAACACGACAGGTGTTACTGCATATGGTCAAGCTGATTATCGGAAATCGACGGTCAACGGCCCGACCGACAGCAATTACGACGGGCAGTACGAAGTGCATTTCGCATCTTCGGAGACAGTCCTGCAGGGATACGTCCTCTCTTCTGCAGGGCGCTACTTCCATGTACGAGGTAAGCACACCTTGTTGGAGGGCTTTGTAGTTGCAGAAGCTGACGAACTTGATAGCGGCCCTGTGGCTGTTATGCTTACAGATACCGGCACTTATGACCCAGTTACGGATGCTTATAGCGGGTCTTCTGTTGCTACTACTGGCCTGTTTTTGGATATGTATAAGCTGTACCAGTACCGGACAGCTAAAGACCCGCAGAACGAAGCGGGGGACGTAAGCCTGCTGATTGCAGCTAGTGCGACAACCCCGGTTGTCGGCCAGACTGTTAACGGCGCATGGCGCATCGCGCAAGTGCTGCCACAGCTTGATGCCCACCTCTGCCACTTGCGGAGGCTGTAATGGCGCTGAAGATTACAGGCTTGGAGCAAACAATCAAGAAGCTGCGTAACGCTGCAGCTCGGCACGAGATTAAGGTGACGGAAGCTTATAAAAACTTCGTCTGGACCGTGTTTGAGGATGTCGTACGCCACACGCCTCAGTGGTCTGGAAACCTTGCGTCGAACTGGCGCCTGGAGGTGGGCGGCGCTTGGGTCGGGCATGGTGGCTACAGGCAGCACCCACACTACGCTGAAGAGGGGCGCAAGCTTCATCTGCCGCCCCTGTATGCTGGGCATCCTGCAGCAATCACCTCTGCGCTTGAGTGGGCCGCTCCCGCCATTAGCCGCGTACGTTGGAATTCTATCGTACGGGTTGTAAATTACTCCCCGTACGCAGAGGATGTCGAAGCAGGCATAGGGCCTGACGACTCGGCTATTCGTGAGACCAACAAGCATCGTGGACCTAACGTGCCGGCACACGGGATCGCAATGGTAGAGTATGCGATTACGAAGTACGGCAAGTACACGTATAGACACCTGGCTTACGCCGGAAAACTGCAACGTAACATTTGGCCGGTACAATGAGCGTCACACTTGAACAAGCCCGCACTGCCGTGATGACGAAAGTTGCTGCTCTTGCAGCAACGTGGACGGCTTACACCTTGGTTATCGAGTACGATAACCGTAACAATGTCAATTACGGCACACAGACCTTGCCCTTCCTTGACGTAGAGTTGTTTCACATTAGCGGAGAGCAGGCGTCGCTGGGCGAAACGCCGACTCACCGCTTGCGCGGCTCGATCATCCTGACCGCCCGCGTGAAGGTCGGGCAAGGCACGTCAAGCGCAAATGCGCTGCTTGAGCACTTCTACCCTGCCATGCAGATGACTGATACGATGAACCCAGTGCGGACATACGCAGCACGCATCGTTACGGCTGCGCCTAAAGAGGGTTGGGCAGGTATTTCTGCTGTCATCCCTTATTGGTATGACAGCTAAGTAAGTCGCTACGTTTTCGTAGTGACGCTATCCCGCAAACCGCCTAGAATCGGGCAACTAACTGGAGATTTTTCATGGCAACTTACGCTTCAACCTCTAGCGTTCAGGTTCAATACAAGCCTGAGACGACTTTTGGTACCACGCCGTCTGCTGGTACGAACTACTACGCGTTGCGGGTTACGAGCGAGTCGATGGACTTCACTGTGTCCAAGACGCAGTCTACTGAGCTGAACGCTACTCGTAGTATCTCCTCGCAAGTGGCAACGACTGCTTCGTCTTCGGGCGGTGTGCAAGGGGAGTTCAGCCACTGCGAATATGACCGCCTGCTGCAAGGCGTGATGCAAAGCTCATTTGCCGGAGGTACTGGCGATCTTGGGTCCCTGGCTATTGCAGTGAACACCGGCTTTACCTCTCCGACGACCATGACGTTCGCTGTTGCCACAAACCCTGGCCTGGTGGCAGGCCAGTGGTTCCGTGTGTACAAGGTTGGTGCCGCTAATCACGGTAAGCTTCTGCGCGTGGCTTCCGGCTATGTGGCTGGTTCAGTGACTACTGTGACACTTGACACTAACACGCCGGTTACGACAGAGGCCGCTTCGTCAGGTTGGGCCATTCAAGCCTGTCGGCTCTCTCACGGAACGACTCAGACTTCGTTCTCCATGCAGCGCATGGCGAGTGACCTCTCCCCGGTGGAGTACATGGTCTACCGTGGCATGACACCTAGCAAGTTTTCGCTGAACATCGCGTCTGGTTCTCTGACAACGATTAGCTTTGACTTTGTTGGTAAAGACGCTGTGCGGTTTTCCGGCGCGAATAATCCCCTCGCTAAGGGTATTCAGTGGAACTCTGGAACAAGTGTCTGGGAGCTTGCTTCCGGGACTTCTACTGAAAAGGCGTCGCAGGCGTTTGGTATCCACTCTAGCACCACTTCCTCGGCGGGGGGTTCTACCTGTCGTATCTGGGCTGGCGGCGCTCCGCTGACCTCGACGGCAGTTAAGTCTCTGAGTTTGGAGTTTGACAACGCCCTTGGCACTCAAGAGGCGGTGTGCAACCTTGGTGCGGTTGGCATTCGGTCTGGCACGATTAACTGCACAGTCTCTGCTCAATTGTATTTTGCAGCAGGCGCGGCGTTTTTCGACCAGTTCCTTGCTAACTCTAATACGGAGCTGGCGTTTAGCTCGATTGACAGCGACGGTAACACCTACATGTTTACGTTGCCTGCGGCGTCCGTGGCGTCCTACAAGGTTAATGCCGGAGGTAAGGATACTGACCTTCTGGTTGATGTGACGTTTACCGCGTTGCGCGACACGACGTTGAACAAGGTCTTGGTGATCGACCGTTGTGGCGTGGTTGCTGTCTAACCCTGCCGCGCACAAAAAGAAAGCCCGCCCAGTGCGGGCTTTTTTACGTCTATACTGCTACAATTCAGCTTTCCAACCACTTGAGGATTCCACTATGAGCGATGTTCTTGACCTGTTTGCCGAATTTG